AAAAGGTGCTACATTCAAAAGTATTTATTTATGCAGTCAATTATTACCGAGTAAATTCGTTTTTGAGGTGCTTTCTTAAATGGGGCATAACGGATGAGTGTATGGGTAGATTTTTAACCGATTTAAAAGCAGAAACAAGATGAATAGACGACAAATAATAAACAAGATTTTACACGAACATATAGATGTAAATACGCACGAAGATTACACCAACTACAAAAAGTTAATAACAGCTATTGAAGAGTGGCACGAAAGTGAGGTTAAAAAATTACCTATACACAATGTTAGCGTTTGTACTTGCCCAATGGAGAGTACGGATGTTTATGATGATGACGGTAAATACCTAGGTTATGTTTGTTTAGGGTGCGGATATTTTAGCAAGTATTAACGCTAACGGAACGAAGCTAGAAGAAGTAAAAAGAAAACACATACTAAAAACTAAAGACGATGGAAATAATAAGAACAAGTTACAATGTAAAAGATACAAGTAAAGGCAATTATAAAATTGTAAAGACTAACTATTACAGCAATAGAACTACATGCACACGAGAGTTTATTTATGGCTTTAAAACTGAAGAAGATGCTTTTAATAGAATAAAAAAAATAAAAGACGAAAAGATAAATAGATAGTTTTCTTTTTATTTCTTTTAGCTTGTGTTATGTGCTTTATTGGGGTGTTAGAAAGTCGAAATTCAGCACTTAAATTATCGTGAAGAGTCGAAGCCCAATATTGCATCATAACGGACAGCGATAGGCGATGGAATTAAGGCGACTTTAAACGTAAAAATTAAAAATATGAAATTAGAACAAAAATTAAAAAAGATGACACCAAAAGAAAAAGCAAGTGAAATGTTTAATAAATTCTTTAATCTTTACCCGAACCAAGACGCTCAATTTATAGCGATAGAGTGTTGCTTAATATCAGTAAATGAATTAATAGAAAGCCATTTGTTATTAACTACAACACATGATAAAGAACCAACAATTAGATGTAAAAGATATTGGCAAGAAGTAAAAGAAGAAATCGAAGCACTATATAAGCCTTAATTATATTGCCTATCGTGTGTTAGTAGTAAGCGATAGCGACCCGTTTAGGGTTACTACTAACGTATGGCTAAACGAATATTAATTACACCTACACTATGATGATTACCCTAGATTTCACTTGTAAATGGACTATCGTAAATAATGAAAACTATGTGTTTACTGAAAAACCTAAAATGCTTGTAAATTTAAAAAGCGGTAAAATAATTAATCAAATAACTAAAGGTGGGAGTATAGGATATATAATTAATTCAAAATTTTACACTCTCACAAAATTAAAAACAATGTTGATCAAAATCAATCAAAAAGAAAAATTACCTTTTTAAAAATAATAAGTATATTTTTATTTTATGAGAAAAACGGAAACAAACCCAGAAAAATACGAAATTCATTCTGGTTGCTTTGCAATTATTTTATATATTTTTGCAACGATAATAATTTCTTTAATGCTTTACTTTTTTTTATGGAATACTTAAAAATTCACATTTCGTCGAATAAATTGCGGGTTCGTTGCTATTCAAATTCGCCCTTCTTTGACAGAAATGAACGCTTCAAAGTTTCCCAGACATACGAAAAGCTAATTATCGAACGTTCTGGGCTTGACTGGGTCGGAAAAGATTATTCATGTATAAAAAAGAAACGCGGGTCGCATGTAATAGACTTCAAACGCGAAACCGACGAATTAATCGAAGGTCGAATTTATTATCCAGACGTCGACGAATCATCAGAAGATAAACTTGTTTTTTATTATGAAGACTGAAGTTCTTTTCGACCCTTTCCCTAAACAAATTGAATTTCTGGAAGCTATATTTTCCAGAAAATACGACTTAATTCTTTATGGCGGTTCTATTCGTGGCGGGAAAACATTCGCTGGAATAGGGGCTTTGCTTTTGCTGTCAAAGAAGTATCCAAAATCGCGCTGGGCGATAACTAGAACCGATTTAATGACTTTGAAGAGAAATACTATTCCGTCATTTTTTAAAATCGTTCCGTCGTCTTTCGTTAAACATTACGACAAAGAACAACAGATAGTCACATTTATAAACGGGTCGCAAATTCTTTTCTTCGCTGAAAACTACGACACCGACAAAGATTATAACCGCTGGAAAGGGCTTGAAGTGAACGGGTTTTTGTTAGAAGAAATTAACGAATTACAAGAAAAAACGCTTTACAAAGCAATCGAACGGGCTGGGTCGCATATCATTCCGAAAATGGAAACACAGCCCCCGCCGACAATTATTTCGACGTGTAATCCGACGCAAAACTGGGTAAAAAAATTAATTTATACGCCGTTCAAACTAGGGACGCTAAACCCACGCTGGAAATATATTCCTTCGAAAATTTTCGATAATCCGTTTATTCCAGAAGATTACAAACAAGCGTTAAAAAATATGCCAGCCTATGAATATGAAGTTTTCGTGAATGGGGACTGGGACATCGAATTGAAGACAGGGGGCGAATTTTACAAATGCTTCGACATGGAAACACACACAGGCGAACACAAATACGACCCTAGTTTGCCCCTTCATATTTCATTCGACGAAAACGTTAATCCGTTTATAACAGCGACGGCGTGGCAAATTTACGGCGACAACAAAAAAGACCTTCGACAAATAAAAGAATTTTGTCTTCCGTCGCCGAATAACACTATTCGGAAACTTTGCGAACATATCGAACGCGAGTTTTTCGGACATGAAGCTGGAATGTTTATTTATGGCGACGCAACGTCCAGAAAAGCGGACACAAAGCTGGAAAAGGGGCATAATTTTTTCACTTTAATTTATGACTATTTATTCAAATTTAAACCAGTTCTTCGCGTGCCGTCTTCGAATCCTTCCGTCGTTATGCGGGGCAATTTCATAAATCAAATTTTCGAGAAAGGATATAACGGAATAAGCATTTCAATCGATAGGGAATGCAAAGAATCAATTTCAGATTATAACAACGTAAAAGAAGACACAGACGGAACAAAAAAGAAACAGAAAACAACGAATCCAGAAACGAAGGTTTCATACGAATTGCACGGGCACACGTCCGACGCCAACGATTATTTTATAATCGAAGCTTTGAAGTCGGATTATAACACGTATAAATCTGGACGTCCTACTTTTCAACATGTAGTATTTGGAGGGACTAATTATCGCGAAGACAATTCGTATTGAATTATTTTGTAACTTTCGCGAAAATTAATATCATGGCTTTTTTAATCCGAAACGACTTTTACACGTCAATTGAAAGTACAGATTTAGACGTTTTAACTTCGGCAAACGACAACGTTTTAAATGACGCTATCGAAACGTCAAAATTAATGTTGGAATCTTATATTCGTGACAGATTCGACGTTTCGACGCTATTTCCAGACGTTTTAATTTTCGATATAAATAAAAACTACATTACCGGAAACAAAGTTGTTTTAACAGCTGAAGACTGGCTGTTCGCTTCCTCTTATGTTGTCGGCGACCTTGTTAACGATTCGGCTTCTGGGCTTGTTTACAAATGTATTCTTGACGCTTCTGGAATCGTTCCGACGAACGCGACTTATTTCGAACTTGCTGGCGTGAACAATTCAATTTATGACGTAATTCTAGGGGGGACTGGAAACCTACCTTCAAACACGACTTATTTTTCCGTTGGCGAAAGTAGAAACCCGCTTTTAATTCGATTAATGGTCGATTTGGTTCTTTATGACATACATTCCAGATTATCGCCACGAAATATTCCAGAACACAGAATCCAACGTCACGACGACGTAATAAAATATTTAAAAGCTATCGCCGACCCTCGTTCGAACGTTAATCCAAACTTCCCTTTAATAGACTACGGAACGAACAGGGGCGTCGATATATCTTTCGGAAGTACGGAAAACCTAAATTCTTATTAAAATGAAAATATTCGGAATTGAAATCGGAAACAAACCTTCAGAAGTTGCTTCTGTTGAAAACGTTTCAAAATTCGTCCCAAACGGGCAAAAGATAAAACAAAAGGTCGTTATCGAACGCGAATTGACGCGATCGGCTCAAAACGTCGCTAAATGGCGAAACGCTACAATAACAGCGGAAAGCGTAATTAATCCAAACCGAACGGAATTACTTCGTATTTACAAGGATGTCGTTCTGGACGCCCATTTGTCAAGTTTAATTAATACGATTAAATTAAAAGTGACTTCTGGAGAATTCTATTTATGCAACCAAGACGGAACGGAAAACGAAGACGCTTCGCTTTTGTTGAATTCGGAATGGTTTACTTTTTATCTGGAAACTTTCGTCGATTCTTTATTTTATGGACATTCTTTAATTCAGTTAGGCGGAATAAAAAACGATAAATTTATAGACTTCGAATTGATTCCCCGTGAACACGTTCGACCAGAATTCGGAATGGTTACGCCAGACCAATGGACATACGCCAACAACGGAACGTATTACCGCGAAGCCCCTTATTCCGATTGGTTAATCGAAATCGGAAACAAATTCGATTTAGGGTTATTACACAAAGCGTCGCCGTTGGTATTATGGAAAAAAGGCGTACTAGGGGCGTGGTCACATTTTGCTGAATTGTTCGGTATGCCTATGAGAGTTGGGAAGACAGACATTTTAAATCCAGATTCTAAAAAGAACATGGAAAACATGCTGGCGAATATGGGTTCGGCTTCTTATGTTGTTTTAAATTCCGACGACGTAATCGAATTAGTTCAGCGATCGAATACAGATTCTTTTCAAGTTTTCGACGAATTTATAAATCGACTGAATTCGGAAATGTCAAAGCTAATTTTGGGACAAACGGGAACGACGGACGAAAAATCTTTTGTCGGGTCGGCTCAAGTACATTCCGATATTTTAGCAACCTACATAACAGCTATAAAGTCAAAAATTGAAAATCATGTCACGGCTATAATTGTCCCAAAAATGGAAATGTTCGGAATGCTTCCGAAGGGCTTAAAATTCAAATGGGACAACGACGAATCCGTAGACATAAAAACAAAATTCGATTTTACGAAGGAATTGCTGAAATATTATAAAATACCAGCGGAATGGATTAACGAAGAATTTTCAATTCCAGTCGAAGACGGCGTCGAAACAGCTTCCGTTGATAATTCAGTAATTAAAGAGGTTGAAAACTTATATAAAGGGCTTTAAAAATTGGAATTTTTCGACGAAATAGAACTGGAAAGACTTTTAAACAACCTTTATTCGGGGGCTGTTAATACGTCGCGTTTGCCTGTCGATTTATATAAGAAAACCCTTGACACTTTGCTAGAAGCTGTTTACAAGGGTTTCGGCGGGGTTTTAGGCGATTTCCCAGAAGATTCGGCAAACAAACTTTTATTGAAACATTTTGAACATAACATCGCCATTTTTTCGGGAGCAAAAACATTCCAGCAGGTAAAAGATATGTCTTCGCTTGTTTTTACGTCCGAAGGATTCAAGCGGGATTTTAACGAATTCAAACGAATAATTGTCGGCGACGAATTCCACGAAGGCGTTTTTAACAAATACAATAAAAACTATTTAAAAACGGAATATAACACGGCAATTTCAACGGCTCAAATGGGTTCTGAATGGATTCAGTACGAAGAAGACGCCGACGTTTTCCCGTTTCTTAAATACGTTACAGCACACGACGAACGCGTTCGACATTCACACGCTGAATTCGACGGCGTTGTTCGTCCTGTTGGCGACGAATTCTGGAAAACACACGTCCCGCCGAATGGCTTTAATTGTCGCTGTCGACTTGTTCAATTGAACCCAGAAGATGACGTTTTTTCTGTTACACCAGACGATCAGATTAAAAACCTTCCGAAGCCAGATTCGACGTTGTTTGAAATGAACCCAGCAAAAAGCGGTTATATTTTCGACCCGTCTATACACCCATATACAAAAAACATTGAAGAACGATTCAAAGTTGCTTCTGAACAAAATTTCGGGTTTCCAACACCGCCAAAACCAGAACCAATAAAGGAAACTATTTTGTTTTCGAAAGTAAATTAAAATAATGCCGAAACGCTGGGACATACAGGGGAAAATAAACGCTTTTAAAAAGCTAGAAAGAACGTTACCTAAACGCGTTGGAAACATCGCTTTAAATCATTTCTTGCAATCATGGGACGACGAAGCGTTTTCGGACGCAACAAAAGGCTCGGACGCGTGGGCTAAAAGAAAAACACAAACTAAACGCGACAAAACAGCGGGTCGTCGTCAATTGTTAATCCAGACGGGGCACTTAAAAAGAAGCATGCGAGTTGCACCCGCACCGACTTTTCGACGAATAGCTGTCGGGTCATACGGAATAAAGTATGCAACATTTCACAATAATGGGACGTCGAAGCTTCCAAAACGGCAATTTGTCGGAAGGTCGCGTTTATTGAATACAAGAATAAAAAAACTAATAAGAACGGAAATTTCTAAAATACTATGAATAAACAGCTATTTATCGACCTTCGCGACAGATTAAGAACAAGCAATGAAATAAAACACGTCGCCCTTTTTAATTCGCAATACACACACGAAAAAGAAGAAAAGGTTTTTCAGTTTCCAGCGACATTTGTTGAATTTTCCAGAATGGACTATCGTTCCGAATCCTACGGCGTCGAAAAGGTAGACATCGAAATAACTATACACGTTTGCTTCCGTCAATTGGTCGAAGACCTTTCGTTTATGGACATAATACAGAACGTTTCTTATTTATTACATAAATGGGGCGGGACTTACTTTTCGCCTTTACAAAGAGTTTCAGAAGAACAGGATTCAGACCACGACAACGTGTTCGTTTGGAAGCTTGTATTCAAGACGACAGCGACAGACGAAAATTCAGTCAATACGAAGGCATTAACGTTAATTAATACGCCTAGAACGTTGGAAGTTTTAAAGGATTTAGATATTGATAATAATATTATTCGGACGGGCGACGGACAATAAGTTCGCGGGCGTGTTTAAGGTCGTTCCAGATAGTCGACGGGCGTAAATAAAGACGTTCGGCTATTTGGTTAACGACATATTCTGTTTTTTCTGAACGGCGTTCGGAAATTTCTTGTAAAACGTCGCGTCTTCTTCTTTGAATATCGATTTGATTTTTTTTCCCAGACATAAAAAAAGCTTTAATGTATTATTTATTGATTGCAAAAATAATATTTTTAATTGTCTTTTACTTTGTTTTGTAACATGGAATTAAAGTATATTAAAAACATTCTTTCTTCTGGCGTTGCTGAAGTTTTGCTTTACGACACTATCGGGAGAACTTGGAATGAAAATACATGTCGTTATGAAGGAATCGACGGGCAAATGTTCGCCGACGAAATAGTGTACTTGAATCAAAATCCAGACGTTAAAAAAATACTTGTTAGAATTAATTCGGCTGGCGGTTCAATGTTGGACGGATATTCCATTTTTTCCGCGATTAAAAATTCTCAAAAAGAATGCGACACAATAATCGACGGACTGGGGGCTTCTATTTCTGGAATAATTTTTCAAGCTGGGAAAAAACGTTCGATAAACGATTTCGGGAAGTTAATGATTCACGACCCACAGATAAACGTTCATTACGAATTAATGTCGACCAAACAGCGAAAAATGATTGATTCATTTAAAGACACGCTTGTAACGATTTTAAAAAATAATTCGAAATTAAAAGAAGAAAAAATTTCCGAAATGCTTTCCGCTGAAACGTGGTTAACAAGTTCGGAAGCGTTGGCGTTTGGGCTTTGTGACGAAGTCGTAAACACGGGACGCGTTTTAAATGAGTTAACAACGGACGAAATTTTCGCTGTTGCGAACGAAATCAATCTAGGCAATAATGCAAACAAAATAAAAATTCAAAAAATGGAGTTAGTAAAAAACCATTTGGGAATTAATGACGCGAACGCGACAGAAAAAGAAATTATTTCCGCAATCGACGGAATTAAAAATTCTTTGAATGAAGCCAACGAAACCATTAAAACCAAAGAAAGCGAAATCGCTTCAAAAGAAAGCGAAATCGAAAGACTTTCAGCTGAATTAAACAAAAATGTCGAGAACATGGCTGTTTTGGAAGTTGAAAACGCTATCGAAAAAGGAGTTTTTGAAGAAAGCAAAAAAGCGGAATTAATCGAACAAGCAAAAAACAACTTGGACGGATTCAAAGCTTTAGTTTCAGCGTTCAAAAAACCAGTAGCGAAAGTTACAAACGTAATCAACAAAACACACGTTTCGACTGAAAAGACGTTGCGTCAATTGGAAAAAGAAAATCCAGCTGAAGTTTTGAGGTTAAAAAATGAAGACCCAGAAACATACAAGGTTATGTTTAAGGCACAATACGGAACTGAACCAAACATTTAAAACATGGGCTTATTATATCCTTTTTCAAATGCGACTACGGAAGTATTAACCGCGACGGGAAGTCAAGCGTTTACAATCGCAAATAACATGACTATATTGGACGGCGTTACAACAGAAGCGACTGGAAACAGAACGATAGATTTAACTATCGACGACGAAGTAAACGCGGGTGCTAAATTATTCGTGAAATCAAAAACAAACGCTACGGAAACGACAATTTTCGGAACGGGAATTGATTCGGCGACAATTACAGGCGTTGCGGGAAAAACTTTCTGTCAAGAATTTACATTTGACGGAACGACATTCCTTCCAACGGGAACAGCTGTTCAAATTGATTAATTAATTAAAAACAAAATTTAAAAAAGTAAAAAAAAATGGCTTTACAAAAAGAAATTTGGGTACAAGATATTCAAGAAACGCTTCATCAAGGAAGTGAATTTATCCTTCAAGGAACAGACCATTCTTCTATGGTTTCAAACAAAGTTGTTCACATACCACAAAGCGGGGCAATGTCGACAATCGAAAAAAATCGTTCGTCTTTACCAGCGACAATTTCGCAAAGAACAGACACGGAATTGACTTATTCGTTAAACGAATACACAACAGACCCTGTTTTAATTACTGACTTGGACGAATTGCAAACTTCGTACATGAAACGTCAATCTGTTTTACGTCAACATTTAGACGCAATGAACGAAAGAATCGGAAACGAAGTTGCTTACGAATGGTCGCCTTCTGGTTCGGCTTCTTTAGTTCTAAGAACAACAGGGGCGACAACTTCTGAACTTCCAAACGCAACAGCAACAGGAACGCGCAAATTAGTTACGAAAGAAGACATTTCCAAAATGGCTCGTAAATTAGATTTAGATAACGCACCGAAAAACGACCGCGTTTTAGTTATGCCAACGTCAATGTATTACGAATTATTTTCGACAGACGCTTTAATTCGTAACGATTTCGGGCGCGCATTAAATATGGTAAACGGACAAGCTACTGAATTATTTGGAATGAAAATTTTCGTTCGTCCTTCAGTTGTTTTGTTTAATGGCGACGTAGCGGGAGTTAAAAAGGCTGTTGGTTCAGCGGACGCAACGACGGACTGCTACGGGGCAATCGCTTTTCAAAAATCGGCTGTTGCACAAGCTTTGGGGTCAATCAAAGTTTTTGCTGACGAAGATAAGCCAGAATATTACGGATCTGTTTTTTCAGCTATGGTAATGCATGGAGCGAAAAATTTACGTTCTGACAACAAAGGGCTTGTTGCTTTAGCACAGGCGATTGGGTAACCTTTAAAATAAACTAGAACAATGGAAAAAATAAACGAATTCTTCGCGTTGCATAAAGACGCGAAGTTCGTTTGTTTAACTTCGGATAATTCTTTGTTTATGGACATAAGTTTTGCAAATGCACATTCTTTTAGATTTGAAGACCAAAAAATCAAAATCTTTTCCAAAAACGAAGAATTCAAGAACGAAAACAAACGATTGTTTTTTGACGGGTCGAAATACGAATTTATTCTTGTATCGGAAGAACAAGAACAAAAAGAAACTA